CATGAAGGAAGTCACAGCGGCTTATGTGCCGCCTGATCTGTCGGGCATTGAAAGCCGCATTTCTGTGTTGGATGAGCGCGTCACGAGCGTTGAGCGTCTGACCAAGATTAACAGCGAAGCCCTTAATTATATGACCGGCTCAATCTCCAGCAGCGTCAGCGGTACGCGCCAGACGGTTGACGCGGTGTCGAGCAGCGTTAGGAATAGCGACGCGCAGAATATGGCGATGCAGCGCGCTATCATAGAGCAACTGCGCCAGCAGGATCAGGAGCAGCAGCGTCGGGTCAAGGAACTTGAAGCCCAGACTGCGGAACGTATTCAAAAGACGCTGGCGAACCCGCTGGCCGGAAAGGACTGATGATGGAAGATAAACTATTGGAAGCGCGCATCAAGGCGCTCTTGCTGGCGGCTAAGACGATGGCGTTTGTCATCATTGCCATCACCTGCGCGATGATTGTTGGCCTGTTCGTGTCGAACGAGATCATCGACAACAAGGACGTCTTCGGCTTGCTGTCGTACGTGATGACTTCGGTTGTCGGCGCGGTGGCTGGTTCATACGCCACGCTGATGGGCATGAAGGGCGAACTCGTTCCGCCACCGCCTGAAGACCGCAACGACCCTGAACCAGAAGAGCCTGCGCCAGCACCACTGCCGCCACTCGACCTGACGCCCGCGATGGAGGCAACAGAGCCTGTGGGCTACGAGGGCACGACTGCCGTCGACACGCCAGACCTTCCTGACGACGATGATGACGATGACATGGAGCCTTGGGAAAAGTATCGCGGTGACCTGCGGTATGACATCAACGGCGACGGCGTGGTTGATGAAAACGACTTTCCAGATTGGCGGAGTGCAGGGAAATGAGCCTAATTAATCTACAAAAGAAAATCGGCGTAACGGCTGACGGGGCTTTCGGCCCCGGCACGCTCAAGGCGGCGGCAGCTTACTACAAGCTGTCGCCCAATCGGGCCGCGCATTTCTTCGCCCAAACGGCGCACGAAAGCGGCAACTTCAAGGCGTTCAGCGAAAACCTGAACTACGGCTGGAAGGGCCTGCGCGGCATTTTCGGCAAGTACTTCCCAACCGAAGGCATGGCCAAGAATTACGAACGCCAGCCGCAGCGCATCGCCAACCGCGTGTACGCCAACCGCATGGCCAACGGCGACGAGGCCTCCGGCGACGGCTGGAAGTACCGGGGCAGGGGTGCTCTCCAACTCACCGGGAAGGCTAACTACCAAGCCTTCGCCGACTATATCGGCCGCCCCGACGTGATGGACAACCCAGACCTCGTGGCTGGCGAACTCTGCTTCGAGAGCGCGCTGTGGTTCTTCGACAAGAACAAGTTGTGGGGTATCTGCGATCAGGGCATCAACGATGCCGCAATCCTCGCGCTGACGAAGCGTATCAACGGGGGCACACATGGCCTCGATGACCGCAAACTGAAGACCAAAAAATACGCCGCTTGGGTGTAAGGAGATTACCATGAACCTCAAGAAACTGCTTGTCTCGAAGGTCAAAGATGCGGCCCTCAAAGAGGCCACAAACAAAATCCTGCCGATGGACGGCGACGCGCCTAAGAAGCTCGGGAAAGGCAAGCTGGCCGCAATCCTTGCCGTTGTCGCTGCAATCGTAGCTGCTATTCCTGAATTGATTAAGTGAGACGCTGTTAAATCTCTACAGAACTGCTATAAGGACGGCCTATGGCTACGACGATGACTTTCGAAACCCTGAAGGAGGACGTGCGACGCTACCTTGAGCGTGGTGCGTCCTATGCCTCGGACCCTGTCGTCTACGAGCAGATCCCGCGTCTGATTAATCTGGCCGAGCGCCGGATTTCGCGCGAACTGAAGATCCAAGGCTTCATCGCTGTTGTCACAGACACGCTGACGGTCGGGCAGTCGGTCTACCCGAAGCCCGACCGCTGGCGCGACACGGTCTCGATTAACATCGGCACTGGGGCCAATCTGGCGGATCGCACGTCGCTCTACACCCGCGACTATGAGTACTGCCGCGCCTATTGGCCGAATGAGGGCCAGACGGACACGCCGCAGTTCTACGCCGATTACAACTATTCCAACTGGCTGATTGTGCCAACGCCCGATCAGGAGTACCCTTTTGAGGTGCTGTATTACGAGTTGCCCCCGCTGCTCGACGACAGCATCCAAACCAACTGGCTGACAGAATACGCACCACAGCTCTTGCTGTATGGCACGTTGCTTGAAGCGACCCCGTTCTTGAAGAACGACGACCGCATCGCAACGTGGCAGCAGTATTACGACCGCGCCGCTGCGATGCTCAATGGCGAGGATCTTGCAAAGATCCTTGATCGTGCAGCTGTGCGTAAGGAGGCATAAGAGGTGTCATACACTTCCGTTTTCGGTGGCAACACCATCTACCCATCCGACGTTTCATATTTGGCCGTTGCGCTAACCGCCGACATCGAACTGGAATGGCCCCTCGAAAGTTCGGGAGAGCTGCCGCCTGCCGCCCGCATCATCGACGTCACGCCCGACGCCTCGGGCTGGGACATCGTCCTGCCGGACGCCACGCTGACCGGTGCTGGCCAGACAATCCTTTTCAACAACCTGAGCGGCTCGCGCAGCTTCTTCGTCAAGGACTTTGCAGGCAATACCCTCGCGACTGTCGCCTTCGGCGAACAGTGGCAGGTCTATCTGGCCGCGACTACGACTGCCGCCGGTACGTGGCGCGTCTTCCGCTACGGCGCTTCGACTGCCACGGTGCAGCCGTCTTCGCTCGCAGGCTTCGGCCTTACCGTCACGGACAGCACGCTCTCGCAGTCGCTGCCAGTCACGACCTTCTCGACCACCGGCCTCACGGTGGCCACCTCAAACCGCGCCAGTGCATTTGTCTGGAACGCTACCGGCTCAGGCACGCTCAACTTGCTGACCGCCGCGTCGGCCGGAAACAACTTCTTCGTCTTCGTCCGCAACGAGGGTGGCGGCGATTTGGTTGTCGAACCGGCTGGATCTGAGACAATCAACAGCGGCGCGAACCTGACGCTGCGCCCCGGCGACAGCGCCACGGTCATCACCGATGGCGCAGAGTGGTACACAATCGGCCTCGGCCAGCAAGCCGTGTTTGCCTTCGACTACACGTCGATCAGCGTCACCGGCGGCAACTACACGCTCGCCGGATCTGAGCTGAACCGCATTGCGTACAAGTTCGTAGGCACGCTTGCCAGCGACGCGTACATCATCGTGCCCCCGACCATCCAGCAGTACTGGATTAACAACGCAACGACTGGCTCGTTCAGCCTCTTCGTCCAGACCAGCGGCGGCACGCCGGTGGAAGTCAATCAGGGCGCGAAGGGCATCTATTACTGCGACGGCACGAACCTCGTCCTCGCATCCGACCCGACCACGCTGACGACCCCGTTGGTTGTTGCCGACGGCGGCACGGGCGCAACGACCGCTTCCGGTGCCCGCCTGAGCCTCGGCATCACCAGCTTTGCCGACGCAATCGTAACCGCCACAACCGGCGCGAGTGTCCGCACGACAATCAGCGCGGCCAAGTCCGGCGCGAATACGGACATCACATCGTTGGGCGCGCTGACCAGCATCACCGGCAGCGGCAATATCGTCAACTTCGTTTCGGGCACAACGAGCGCGGGCATCCAGATTACGGACACGGTCAACACGGCGCGTGTCGGCACTCGCAGCGGCGCGTACACCGTTGACACCAACTCGGTCGAACGCATGCGGATTAGCACCGCAGGCCTTGCAGCCTTCGGGTCAACGACCCCAAAGACCACACTGCAAGCCACCGCAGGCGGCTACCTGAACGCCCCAGTTTTGGGCAGCGCCACCGGCGCGCCCTTTTATGTCACCAACGCGGACAGCGCCTACGGCCTTTTGGTCGGCGTCAACTCGGCCGATGGCCATGCTTGGCTCCAGAGCCAGCGGACGGACGGCACCGCGACAGCTGGTAATATCACGCTGAACGAGGGTGGCGGGAATGTCGGCGTCGGTATCAGCCCAGTCGTTAAGTTCGATGTCAACGGACGCGGCCGCTTTATGCAAGATGCTGTCGCTACAACAGGCGCTATCGTCATCCGCCAGAACGTGGGCGATACGGTCGGCGGTTTCGTCCAGTGGGTCAACAACGCCAACTCGTCCGAGAAGGGCTGGCTAGTTGTTGACACCAGCAGCAACATGATCTTCGGGCCGAACAGCGCCGAGGCCATGCGGATTACGTCGGCTGGCAATGTGGGTATCGGAACGACCTCTCCGGCTGTAAAACTGGACGTGGCTGGGGAGTTGAACGCAACCGGCACTATTCTTGTCCGAGGCGCTGGTGGCGAGGGTGGCCAAATCTCCCTTAACAACGCAGCAAACAGCAACGCCGCATATTTCTTTGATGTTGATAACAGCGGTAATGGTCGTATTTTCACGACAACTAACAACACAAATCTTAGCCTTGGTCAGCTTAGCGGGACAGGCGGCATCATCACGCTGTTTACCGGTGCGTCCGAGCGCGTACGCGTCACCGCTGCGGGGAACGTCGGTATCGGGACTAACAGCCCAAGCTACAAACTCGAAGTTGCGGGCGACGTTCGCATTGCCAGCGGCGGAGACCTTCGCATCAGCTCAGCTACTGGCGGCAACGACATGCAGATGTACAGCGACGCCTCTGATCTTTACTGGAACAACGGTAGCCAGCTTCTGTACCTCAGTTCAGGCGGCAACCTGACGGCCGCTGGCAACGTCACGGCGTATTCAGACGCCAAGCTCAAGACCGAGCTTACCCGTATCGAGGGTGCGCTGGACAAGGTCGAGAAGCTCGCTGGCTACGTCTACACCCGCATCGACAGCGGCGAGCGCCAGACTGGCCTCCTCGCGCAAGACGTGCAGGCAGTTCTGCCCGAGGCAGTCGTTGATGGTGAGTACCTATCGGTCGCGTACGGCAATATGGCTGGTCTCTTTGTTGAG